TCTTCTCTTCTACAGCTTCCTCAGATTTTGAGTTACTCATTGCTTCCTCCTCGGTTGGAGACATTGGACGCTCGTTTACAACTTCGCCCTCCTCCATATTATGAATTGGAACACCCATCATTGTGATATCGTGTGTATGACCATCGGCCTCTAACACTACACCAGCAACAATTTTGTGAGCGTGGTTAGCCATATGCGATGCGTATGTGGTAACACCATTGCCACCTTCATCCATTTCTACGGTATGATAGTGACCTTCGCTCACGTCGGTAATTCCAGCTTTAATTTTACGCATCATCTTGATTTCTTTTTCGTCTGCCTCTTTTAGAGACTTTTTAAACTCATTAAATTCATCGTCTGAATCAAATGATTTACGAATTGAAAATAGTGAGTCTTGGTTGCAAGGAACCGACACAACAGAAATTTCTAATAATTCAACATCAGTAATCATCATTGAATCATCTTCTCTATTGTATTTACCGTCCTTGACACGAAAACCTACACTAAAACTTTTTAAAGCGCCATCGCGAATCAAGGTTTGTACACCATGAGTCTTTTCAGCTGCTTCTGAAACTGCACCTTCAACAAAGATACCTTTTTTATCGACAGTAATTTTTTCAATACGACCGATTGGACAATCATGTTTATGCTGGAATAACATAACAGGATTTTTCCTAAAGTTCTCAACACCCTTAGCCCATGCTTCAGCAGTTACAACGTCTCCGGCACGATCCTTTGAAGTTGTATTTGCATAGCCAGCAATTTTAAGAGCTTTTGAACCTTTTTTAAGACTCTTTGTTTCGAAAGCACTATTTAGATAAAATGTTTTATTCATCAGTTACTTCCTCATCTAATGATTCCCCTGCTGGGGGTCTTCCACCTTGAGTAGCATCAGTTGCGCTACCTGTGATGTTCTGCGGTACTCTTATAGTATCATTATCTTCCAATTTTGGAAATCTTAATCCTTCACGAGCTTCATTTGGGGTAATAATTCCTGTATTTACCAGAGTAGAGTAATAGACCGCCTGAGTTCTATTATCTGGTTGTAATGCTGGAACACTTAAACGATCTGGACGAATTGTTACGCCTCCGTTGAAAAAGTGTTGAAATGCAGAAGTAAACTGGTTTAAGATTGGTAATACAGTATGAAGGTAGAATAGTTTTTGATTTGCTTCAATGTTTGCATTATTGCCTGATTTTAAAAGCACGTAAGGAACACCGATAGCTTTTGCCATATCAATTTGAATTCTTTCAATTGAATTTTCAAAATCAAGTTGATCAAAGTTTACAGTAGAGAACTTATCAATTTTCAAACCACCATCTAAGATGGCAGGATTTCTTGCACCATCAAAAATAGTGGTATAAGTAGATCTCCAAGCCTCTAATAGTCTCTGTTTAACACGTTGTGATAAAATATTATCTGTTGTTAGTACAAATCCAGGAAGTGCATTATTTTTAAAGAATTGTCTTTGGAACTTTATCATATAATAGTAAACTTCCATCAACCCAAGTATAGCTTTGAGTCTTGATACACCTCTAAAAATAGAATTTTCATTTTCGGTGTAGATGTGAATTATTTCATGTGGCTCAAAACGAATTGCTTCAGATTTACGAGTGGTTTTTCCAGCACCAAATCCATAAAAGTCATTAGCCTGTTGATTGTGGACTAAATAGTTATAGTGTGATACAAATGTCTGTGAATCAGGAACTACTTCAACGTCATTGGCAGGTAATAAAAACAGATCTTGTCCATCATAGTAAAAGAATGCATTACCATCTAACATAAAGTCTAAGAATGCACGTCTAAATAGCCTTACTCTGTCCTCAAACGGGTTAGGCTTATAGTTTAACATTCTGTTAACTTTTTTAGCGGGGGAGCTGCCTTCTACAATCAGGGGTATTTCCACACAGGCATTGATAACCATCTCAACCGAACGATGAACTACTTCTATTTCTCGGTAAGCTTGCTCAAAATCAGTGATAGTTTCGGGAGAAGCAAAAGGCTCTAAAGATGCAATTGATGGTTGAGCAGGATTTAATTTTTCAGCCAGCCAACCTCTAAAACCTAATTTTTCATCTGCCATTTTTTGCCCTTTGAATGTCTAACCAGTTTTTAATCTTACCAGTCAGGTGATTAGAATATCTTTGTCCATAAATATTATGAAGCTGCTTGTGATGAATAGTACATAAAGTAAATAGGTTTTCATGACTTAGATCAGACTCACAGTCTTGTGAGAACTCAACCCGTAGCTTGTTGATTGTTTCAACATCTTCTATAACATTTATTTTGTTTTTGTCACACCAGTTATTAAAAAGCTCACTTACACTAAACAAATGATGCAACTCTAATTTTTCTTTAGACCCACAAATATAACATTCATCACGAAGTTTATAATCTTTTTTGATGAAATCTCTGATATATTTAATAGGAATACGCTTTAATTTATTCACTTTACTACACTTTCATTATCTGTCCAAGAGTTATTTTTAAATTTTTCTAATATGTTCCATCTCATAGAATAGTGATTACTATTTTTGTTTAAACCAACGTCACCTTCGGGTAAATTTAAAACTTTTCCAGATACAGTATTTAAATGCTGTAAGTTAAGTTTTTTCTTTAACAAGTATGAAACTATGATATCATCTCCTCTTTCAGGATATCCTATTTTTTCAATTGAGTTTTTGATTAGATTCAACGCGTTTTGTTTTACCAGTATTACAGACCCAACAAGAAAATCAACCTCACTATCTACGCACCAGTGATCTACTAAGTCTTCGTATTGACGAGCCTTATCAACCTTAGACTTGCCATATATTCCTACTATATCTAAATTCTTTTTAATCATACTTGATAGTAGATGTGGGTGCGGTAAAAGATCATCATCTAATATAAACTTATACTCTTCGTCATAGTCAAAACAACGATGCCACCTTTCCATACAATAATAGTTTCTTTTATTATTTATTACATCAACTGGGTAACTTAAATACGGAAACATTTTATCAGGATTATTATTTACCACTGTAATAGGACAGATGTTTTTATAGATATCAATAATTTTTGATACGTTCTCTCTTCTCTCATAATTTAAAACAATCAGTCTTATATCACTACGCATAAATAGAAATATTACTCATTTTTGAATGTGTATAAATAGCATATCTTACAGCGTCACACGGATGCGATGCCCAATCATGAATAGGCTTAGGTGTTTCAGTGTTAGGATTCCATTTATAAGAACTCATAGCTGAAAAAGTGTGAGAGGCGCCCATAGTATCAAAGAATAAACGATCTGACTCAATTAAAACTTGTAAAAAGTTTATACCATCATTAACTGATTTGATAGCATTCTCACAATAGATATCATAATCATAGGCAAAGTCTGCTTTAACTTGTTGCGCGGCAGAGTCGATATAGATAGAGTCAATATTCCACTCATCAATCTTTTCTTGAATCGAAGACGCAAGCTCAGAAGTGGTTGATTCTTTTGAGACATACTCATCTATGATAAAATAGTTTTCTCCATCATACCCAATCACAACAAAAACGTTTTCATCACGATAACCTACATCAAGTCCTCCGATGACTTCTGCAAAACGTTCGCCTACATAGTCATTAATATGTTTAGACTCGTCTAAAGCTTCATAAATTTGCGACTCAGTGGTAGTCCATTCACACTCATACTCTTGTGCAAATAAAGCACGAGTGATAGATTTTCTCGCTTCTTCAATATCATTCTCTGACAATAGAGGATTAGCTCTCCATGTATGAATTGAAGATCCCCACTCTTGATACTCTTGATCTTGGCCTCTCAAAAAATATGTGTAGAGATAATTACCTTTACCACGGGGAGTGGAAATCCACAAACAGCGAGAATCTTTAAAGGTAGAAAGAGCAGGACGTAAATCACGGGTATAGTATTCATCATTAGGTATAATCGCTGCTTCATCAACAATTAAGAGGTTAGCCGCTCGACCAACTAAAGAGTCTCTGTTGTTAGCAGAAAGTAGCCTAAAAATAGAGCCATTAATCAATTTTACAACTTTATCTTTTTGATTGAATCGATCAACTTCAATCTCAAGTTGTTTAATTAAGTCTGTAACATAATCCCATATGATAGATGAAAGAGAAAAGTTAGGGGCGACTACCATCACTTGCTGGCCGGGTTCTAAAAGTTTAGCAAAGGCAAGTATAGCAGCTGCATAAGATTTACCAGTTCTACGAGCTGCAATATGTACAAAGAAACGATTCTCGTTTAAGCCTTCAATCATAGCTTGTTGAGACTCATTAAACTGCACAGGTACAGGAAGTCGTGTAAGAAGTTTATCTACATTTAAACGGAAAAATTTATCTGACATTATTTAGGAAGGATACCTAGTAAAAGAG